ATGCTCTTCCAGACTTAATATCGTCTGCCATCTCAGCATCTATTTCTTCCATCTCAGTTTCAGTCTGACCTAGAATCTGAGTGCGGATATATTCAACTGAGAAGTACTTACCAATGTAAGGATCCATCTGTCCAATAACATTTAACTTCTCTGTCATCATCTCTAGGTTCTTTAGTTCCGTGAAATGATTATCATAGAGATAGTCATATTGGATATGCTCTTTCATATCATCCCAGTCTTCAGGAGTAATAATTCCTTTCAGGATGAGTTGAGTTTTTAGAGTGTCATTAAAGACATCACTAAATTTCTTGCGGAGTTTACCCACAAACTTAGTGAACTTTAATTCGTCTCTAGTAATCTCAGATGATCTTCCAAGGTTAAATGATGTCGCAGAATCCAATCTACCTGCAGGAACATTTAACGCTTTGTAAAGTTTTGTTTGGAAATATTGCACGTCTGTCAATTCTCCAAGGTTCTGACCACCTGGTAATGTAGTAATTTCTGTTCCTCTACCACCTTCTCTACGTGGTAACCAGAAATCCTCCATCATTGACATGTATTTTCTATCGTCTCTGATCTCACCAGTGGCAGCATCGTATACTAATTTGTTACGATATCTTCCCATAACTTCACGTAAGTATTGTTCTGCCTTAACCTTAGGTAAGTTACCTACGTCAATGTAGAAAATTCTACGCTCTGGTGCTCTTGATATTCTGTATATAACTAGACTGTCCTCGATCATTCTAAGTTGATTGAGAACTTTAATACCTTTATGTAAGTAAGATAATACGATATTCCTATTGGTATCCATGATACCTGAGGTCACATAACAGATTGCATCTTTTGCAATTTTAATTCCGCTATTTGCGGATGTGTTCTGTAGACCTTTTGGATTGTATATAAAATACTCTTCGCCTTTACCGAAGTCATACTTCATAAACTCGTCTGCAGTTTTTGGTTTTGTTATCTGCCTTACTTTCTTAATCTTATGTGGATCTACGTATCTTACTTCTTTGATTCCATCTTGAGGTCTATCAAGATCAATTACTTTATGATAATATAAACGCCCATCAATGTACCATCTACGGAACATCTCGTGAGCTTTACTATCAAATCCAAATAGGTTTTTAATATACTCAAATTCGTCGCGGATCATAGTCTTTACACTTTCACTAACCTCAAGGTTATCAAGGTTAACATGTACTGGACTATCGTTTTGATCTGCAACGATTGCTTCGTGTATGATATCTTCGATAGCAGAATCCACTTCTGGATGCATTGCCATCTCACGATATTTTTTCACCATGTCATATTCAGTCTTGAAGTTACCGTCTAGATCAAGATACTGACCATAGTAACCTCCTGCAATATAACTAGTAGCTCCGTCCTCGCTTGAAGGTTGGATAGGAGAGGGAGCTCTCTCCTTTTCCAATTTCTTCTTAAACGAGAAACCGAATAACTCTGCCATGATTTAATTGGTTTCTTATCCTTACTATTTAGTTACCCACCAGCAGTGGATACTCCAACTAAGTTAGTTCCATCCCCACCTGTAGTGATGTGGTACTGATATGCAAACTCAACATCAAATTCTTCGTAAGAATCATTGTTGTCATATGCTATAGCAATTTGTCCTACACTAACTGGCCATGCTCCAACTAGTTCATAAGTACGGATTGGTTCTAATTGGTTAGATCCACCTGCAAACTTGTCTAACTGAGTAACTTGAATACTCTGGAAGATATCAGAAATGTCTGCTTCTGCAACGTTAGCATCAACACCATTTGTTAGTGCGATCCATTTCTCATATGCTGAACGTAATTTAAACGCATCATCATTATAGAATGTTGCTGTCCATGTTTCATAAGTTCTGTCGCCAGGAACTTTTACAACACGACCTCTGAATGGTAGTTCAACTGTACCTACGTTAGTTGCTGGCAATGCAGCAGACTTACACATATACATGACTGGTTTGTCAGAGAGACCATCAAGTGTAGGTTCAACTAAAGTTGTACCGCCTGTTGGCCAATTGTGTTCTACTTGGAAGAGGTTAGGTCTTACACCACCTCTGATTGCTTGTTGGAACGTTAAGAGTCCCAGTGTTTTGGCTTCTACTGCCATTGGTTTTGCTCCTTAATTAATTATCTTTTGGGGACGACCTCTTCAAAGCTAACACCAGTACGTGTAGCGATAAAGGTCAATGTGATGAAGTTGATTGAGCGTGCAGGCTTGATATAGAAATCTGCCTTAAACTCGTTTGAGTCAATGACTGCACCAGTGTTATTGGTTTTGTCACAAACAACCAAGAAATCGGTGATACCTCTTTCAGCCTGAATGCTTCTAAGGTATGGTTCAACAACATTCTTGAAGTTGTTACGAGTAAACTCATCATTAAGTTCAAAAAGAACCCCCTTCGCAGCGTTGCCGATAGTCTTCTCTATCACATTAAAAAGACGACGGACGTTGATGCGATCAAAAGCAGATGGTGAAGCGAGAGCAGTTTTGTCTCCGAACAGAAGGATACCTTGACCAGGAAGAGAAGTAATTGGATTAATTCTATTCTGATAAAGTTTGTCTCTTTCAGTTCTGGTTGGTGAGAATGCTAACTTAACAGCATTCTTGATGGCACCACGATTCAAACCTGCGGGTGAGAACCAAGGTAAACCATTAGCAGTTGTAGCAGCACATAATCCTGCAACATCTCCGTTGCAAGGTACGTAACGATACTTGTCTGCAAATCTGTCGTAGATGTACTTCCAACCATTGTCAAACACACCGAATGATGTTGCTTGCATTGTGTCGTAGAAGTCTACTACGTTTTGTGCTTGTGTTGCTGAACTAGTAACTCCAACAACATTTCCTTTCCATGGTGAGAGGAATGCAATACAATCTTTTCTTGCTGAACTGATTGTTAAAGCAGCAGCTGCAATTGCTTTTGTATTGCTTTCTGCAGATGCACCTGATCCAATGTCACCAGGACCCATGAGTAGATAATCTATCTCAACTGTTTCAGTGTCTGCAAACTCTTGCATTGCTGAGATAATCTCTCCAGAAGTTGCTCCACCTGATTCTGCACCTTTGATGAAAGTATATTCACTAACACCTGAAAGGTCAAATGCAGTTGTAGCATCACTTCCTTTGTTATTAGTGCCTGAGATGTTACCACCAGTAATAGACTGGTTTGCACTTACATCATATATTCCTACAGTTTCATGAGAACCCCAGTAGATCCAATCTGATCCATCAAGAAGTACTTGTGGATAATAGTTTTGAGAACCTTCAGATGTTCTACCATTGTTTGCTTTTGAAAGATAAGTAAATTTTTCAAGAAGCGTATTTGGTGAACCAGTTATTTCGCCAGTTGCGTCATATACTACAACATGTATCTCATCTTTAGATCCACCACGATCAGCAACATAAGGAGAAGTTGTTGGTCTAGGAGCAATTGCAGACCAAGGTAAAGCAGGTTTATTACCTACAGCAGGGTAAACTACTTGCTCATCGTACCAGTTTGATTTAGCAGTTACGTTGAGGTCAGTAACACCGTTTTCAATAACGTCAGTTGCTACCCAAGTATCTGAAGTAATCAAGGAAACCTTGTTGTTGGCACCATCCCATGCAAAGATGTATCCAGACTTCGCACCATTAGGGCTAGCGGATGCAGTCTGAACTTGTGTACCTATAGTTGATGTGGTAAGAGCACCATCTAATGTGAGGGTGACATCAGCACCTGTATCAATAGTTGCTACGCGAAGAGAGTTCTGATCTGCACCAACGTTTCTTGCTGCAAACCTAAATGGGTTATTTCCTGCGTAAAAATAATCTGCTTCGTATACGTCCTTTGTTGGTATAGAAAGAGTATATGGTGAAGTTACTGAATCATCTGATGCTGTTAGTTGTCCTGATGTTGCACAACGAACTACATCAATAACACCACCGTATGATAGGAAACTTGCAGCTGTCCACCAAGTCTCTGCGTTGTCATCAGTTGGTTCCCCGAAAGTTTCAATTAATTGAGCTTCTGTTGATATACGGACTGGTGTTAATACTGGTCCTTTTAGGAAGGCACCAGCGATTGCTCCAACGTTTACTTCAACCGTCTCAATCGAACCAATAGTCAGATCTCTTTCTTGAATCTCAACTCCTGGCGATAAGAGCGTGCTAGCCATGCGATTACTCCTGATAATAAATCAATTTTTGTCTATAGTTATTTAGAAATTGGAGCTTTTTCAGCGATACTCCCACATGAATGCTTTATCACCATACTCATCTACTTTGAATTTTTCCCAGTCATCATAGTCTGGATCGTTCATATCAATCGTCCAAACGTTCCCTTCATTATCTACTATACGTTCGTCTTCTAATCCATCATCAATGAATCCAAAAGGTGCCATGTCTTGTTCGATAGCATTCTTTTGTTCTTCATATATCTTTCTTCTGATGTCTTGATCAGTCATTTCTTTGAAGTATTCTTGCTGAACTAACCAAGAGAATATAACCAGACACATAACTAAATCGTCATGATATCCCTCGTCTGCTTCAAATGACTGCTTATTTTGTATGAAAGTTGTTAATTCTGCCACTATATTATAGTCTCTCACTAATAACTTATCATCTTCTATAAGAGTTTTAAGGTTTGAGCATCCCTGTGCTTTCACAGTCTTACTCATCTTGACACCCATCTGTGTCTTGTTACCTGAGAATCCAGTACCCACTACTTGACCTGCTCTACCACGCATAGCACACATGAGAACGTTCTCATATTCTATGTCATAGAATAAACTTGAAGCAACTGCTTCTCCTATATCATTTACTTCTATTAGAGTGTAAGCATTGTTATAATTCGTTGCAACATTGTATATCACATTAGGAAATAGCATGGGTCTTACATCCTTATCCCTATATTTTGCTACCAGTCTCCATGGTGCATGAGTGATATCAATTACCACAAAGGCAGAGTAATCCTGTGCGAGACCACGAGATACGTCCACACATATAATATAATCATGCTCAGGTATAGGATTTTCATATACGTCGAGAGATCCATTTGTTGTTAATACGTCATCGTAAACTAGTGTTCTAAGTTTAGCAGCACTAATTAAAGTGTCAACAGATCCTAGAAACTCACACTCGAACTCTTGTGTGAATTGTCTTTCGGAAGTGTTTGCTATAGTGGTTTCTTTCCACTTAGCATCTCTGCCTGGTACTTTTGACCAGTGAACTTCTGTCCATGCATATCCATTTCTATTCTTTTGTGCATCCACCCACAACTTATAGAAGTGGTTCATACCATAGGGTGTAGATATAATTATTACTTTCGTCTTGGTACCAGAAGTGATAGTAGGATATACTGAACTGAAGAATGCTTCAGCAATGTGATTAGGTACAAAGGCAAACTCATCCAGAAAAATAATGTTGAAAGACATACCTCGGACTGCACTAGCAGAGGTAGACGCTGCCAAGATTTTAGATCCATTTTCTAACTCCATGCTACCTTTATTGTACACAACAATACCTTGCTGTAGCCACAAAGGTAATTGCTCATATGCTAATTGTAATCTTCCGAGCAAGTCTCTAGCAGTAGATAACTTGTTGGCAAGAATACCAATATTAACATTGTCATTGAACAAAGCATAGTGAAGTAAGTAAGACACACATGTGGTTGACTTACCAGTCTGTCGAGGTAACTTTGCTATATTGAATCTATGCTCATGAAACTTTTCAATCAACTCTTCTTGGAAATCCCACATCTTAAATGGAACTATACCTTCGTCAAGAGATATAATTTTGATATAGTTCTTAGCAAAATATACAGGATCCTCTTTGCACTTGAGGTATTCCTCAATTTGCTCTTGAGTAAATTGTATTTCAGTACCAACCTTTTTTAGGTTGGGATTACCAAGATAAAAATTTGATGGATCAGTTGCCATGTGTCACTAAATATTTCTCCGCTTCCTGTTTGGTATCAAACCAATACAGATGTTTGTTTATCTGAAGCGTAAATTGTTTTTCAATTTGATCGTAACCGATTACTCCTTCGTAATCAATCCAATCAAGATCTAAACGATCCTCTGGTACTTCGCTCATGACTGAACTCCTCCTGTTTTAGTTCATATTCTAGCATAGATTTCAAGATCTGGGCACGCCCACTATCTCGAAATGCTTCTAGAACACGGAGTTCTGATTCTAATTCTTGTATTCTTGTCTTCATGATTAACAGTTCCAAGCTCTCAATGATTTATTTATCCTACTATCTGGATCTCTAGCAGTCTTTTTAGAAGTAAGTTTCTTCTTCATACCTTTCATTCTAGCACAGAAACTTGCTCTTCGCTTGTTACCTTTCTTTTTAGATGGTGCTTTCAAATCAGAACCAGGATTTTCTCTCTCGTATGACTTACGACCTTTCTCGTTTAGTCCACCAGATTCTTTCTTACCTGATTTCTTTGTCCAAGCAGCTCCTTCTTTGTGAGTCTCACCTTTCATTAACATACCAT